AGAGTTTTCTTAATTAAAAACTCTAATACTTTTTTTCCTTCTTCTGTTTCAAATGTTCTAGCAAATGCTTTATTAATTTCTACTTCAATATCTTTTGTTTCACTCTTAGACTTAACATCTAAGAACTCAATCCCATCCCATCCTTGCTTCATGATCTAAGTTGCTCTTCGACTGCCTCTACTGGTTCTTGTGTTTGTGGTTGACTAGGTTGAGCTCCTGGAGCTGCACCTTGCATCATTGCTGATTGTGCTGACATCATCTGCATACTTTGTTGAATGATTGCTTCTTTCTCTTGTGGTGAAGTTCTTAGTTCACTAGGAATACCAAGTTTATCTCCAACAAAAGTTTCAATAGCATCTGGTTTTAATTCAGCAACACCACCAGGGCCAAGAGCATTAGCAATCTGAAAGAATTGCATTACCTCATTTACCTCATCTAAGTTTTGTGCTTTTGCTAATGGGCTGACAGGAGTAACTTTAACCTGGAGCCCATTAACCTTCAAAGGGAGCTGGATCATTCCTTTTTGATCCATAATGAAGAGGGTTCTACGAATGATTGGAACCATCGTCTCAGTTATAAGTCTACCAAATGCAGCACCCATATTCTGAGCAAGTTCTTTCATTCTTTCTACAATCTCTGTAGCTGACCTCGCTGACATATTGTCTGGAGGTAAAGTATCATCAAGTAATTGTTTTTTAATATTCATTCTTAAATCATTAATAACAATTTGAGATACATTAAAATCTCCGGATCTTGGTAATGGAGCTAATGATGCACCTTGTGGTCCACCATTTCTAGCAACAGGAATAATTGATCCAGGTTGAATACGAATATTAGAAGGATTGATTACACCATCATCTGCTGCTGTATAAACACCAGCACAAGCTATTGATGCATTCTTTAATAGAAGTTCTAAAGTTTTGTTTAGAGTTTTAATATCTGGCAATGCAGTTACTAATGGACCTCTACCAAAAACTTCTCCAGGTATTTTCATATAACGAGAAACAATCCAAGGTGATTGATCCATTCTACGGAATACTAATTCCTCTTTAGATTTCTCATGTAATATATGGTAACAATAGTCACCTCTATCTAAATCATAAATAACAGCTTCAATAAGTTCTATTTGCTCTTGTGGTTTTTCATCTATTTGTCTTTGTAATGTAACAGGGATGTTAGCATCTGGAAATTCTCTAGTAATAGTTTCAGCTCTTAATTTATATTTACGATAAACATTATCTACAGTTCCACTCGGTCCTTCTTCTAATGCAATTAGATATTGTGGTACTGGTGTAAACTTAATTGGATTTAAATCATCTCCTGGTTGGATTAACATTGCTGCTGTTCCCACAGAAAGATCGAGTAGAAATTCTCCTATAGCTAAATCAAAATTGGATTGTCGGAGTACACTAAACATTTTATCAAGATATAAATCTAATGCTGACTGAACTTCTGCTCGTCTTTCTTTTGGGATTTCATTACCAGGTTCAAGTCTGCACCATTTTTTATAAGGAGGAAATAGGCCGGATTGTATCCGGTTGGCAAATCGTTGAACGGAATGAACTGCTGTACTGTCGAAGATCATGTTCATTTTATTTTGACCAGGAACATTACCTTCGTAGTAACCTTCATATAAATTTCTTTGTGGGAGAGCATAACGATAACAATCTTCGTAGATAGTTCTCCATAACTCTTTTCGGGTAAATGCTTTCCCGGATCTATCTAATACTTGTTCTGGTTTTAAATGCATTATGCTTTTCCTTTATTGTTTGCAGCAAACTTAGCTGCTGCTTCTTTAGATGCAAACCCCCATTTTTTTAATGCAAGTTTTAATCTTGTTGGTTTACCATCTTTCATTAGTGGCCCCTTCATACCAGAAAATCTAGCAGCAAAGGAAACCCTTCTGCCATCCGTACCAGAGCTCTGTGGTCTTTTTAAATTACTACCTTCTGTTCTTTTGTAGTAATCTCTACCAGCTTGGTTTAATCCACCACTTTTATTCTGATACTTCTTAGCTACCATTAAAAAATCGCAGCTCCTAACGCAAAAGATACAACAGCTACAATGATACAAGTTTTATGCAACATAGCTCGTCTCTTCCACTCTCTAGGAGTATGTCCAAAAATTAACATTATGATTTTTCCTTTTTCTTTTTAGCAGCAGCAATAACATCGCCCCTGGTTATCTTTTTCTTATCACCATACATCGCAGCTAGTTTCTTTTTAGCTGGAGATTTTTTCATTTTCATTTTGTACATTAGACTAATCCTTCCCTTCTTTTTTTCTTCTTAGGAAACCCAGCTTTCATATTTGCATAGGCCTCATCAGAAATTGTTGATTTAGATTTTGGTTTTGAAGTACCCTCTTTTTTTTTCTTATTGATATAATAATACAAACCCTTCTTAGCCATCTTGCCAGATTTAGTTTTGTGGTATCCTTCTTTAGCCATTGTTTTGCTCCCTCTCTCGTTTCTCTTTTTCAAGATCACGATGTCTAGGATTTCTTACAAAAACTTGTGGTTGTCTATCTGCCATGATTAAGATCCTAATGTTGATCCATCTCTTGGATTTCTAATTGGACTTAAATCTTTTGTAGCAGCTTCAGCACCTGGAGTTGGAAACAATCTACCACCTACTAAACTTCTAGTTCCTCTACGGATCTTTGAAGTTCTTCGTCTAAGAGTTCTAGTAATATCTCTTTTCTTTTCTGGTACAGTTTCTTTTGCAACTTCAGCAGCTCTAGTTTGTTGAGTTCTTTTTTTCTTTGGTGTAATTCCTACAGCTTCGCCAACACCACCAACTACATCTTCAACTACATCAACAGCTTTATCTATGATTGGTACTCCACCCATTATGCACTCCTTTCATCTTCATACGGATTTCTTAAATACGATTGTACTGTAGACATTTTACCTCCCACACCTAATTGTGGGATAGCTCGGTCTTGTGAGAACAATAATCTTCCACCACCTCTACTAGCTCGTCTCTTAGCAGCAAGTTTTCTTAACTCTTTTTTCTCTGATGCTTCAGCTCTAGCTTCTCTCTCATCCAACAACTTATTAGCTTCTGCTTGTTGTGGAGGAGGAGAATAACTTGGTGTCTTAAATAGTGATCCCATAATTACCTCTCGAATATTCTACTATACATTATCATATCATTTTTATTAAAAGTATATTTTTTTAATACACCTTCTCTTTCAAAATATATACTTTCAATCCATTTGATAGCACGAACATTAAGAGCACTAACTGTTACATGAAGTCTATGCAGATTTAATTCTTCAGCACAAGTCTCCATAAACTTTAATGCACCTTTATGAAATTTTAATCTGTGTTTAAAAATTAATTTCATATCTGGTATTAGCCATAGTTCTGCAACTCCTGGCCATTGTGGTGATACACCAAAACAAACTATAGGTTTACCATTGTCAACAACTGTATATGCAAATCCTTTTTTGGCAGCTTGGTCTAAATAATTTAAATAACCAGGTATCTGATCCATGTTAGCTTTATCTTCTGGATGTAAATCCATTAAGGTCAATAGGTAAGATTTAAATGGTAATACTGTTAATGGTCCTTTGGCTCCATCAATTCTAAATATACTTTCAAGTGTCGATAGGTTCATAAGTTAATCTAAATCTTTTCGGAAACCTTAACTGCTTTAATTTTTTTTCTGTGCATTCTAGAACAACTTCTGTTTCTAATTGCATTTCGTTTGTTAACCAAACTTTTACTCTCCATTTTCTTTTAGTATCTTTGCTATGTTCTTCCATAAACTCCAGTTCATTAAGACACAAGGTTCATCATAATCTTCTACCATTATTAGCAGATCGGCTGAACCTTTCCATCTTTTAATTGTTGCAAATCCTTTTCCATCTTTTCTTGCTTTCACTTCACAATTTAATCCACCCATTAATTTAACCTGGACATCATGAGGAAAGTCTTGCAAGGCACCGGATAGTGGTTGTCTCCTGGCATCAATACCAATATCTTCAAATAGTTTAACTATCTTTCTTTCTACTCTGGTTCCTTTTATTTTTGATTTACTACTCATGCAAATATATCAAAGTCCGTATTAGCTGTTGCTTGTTTAAAGTTTGGATTACTTCCTCTTGTTAGAGCTCTGTGTTCACCACCACCTAACAGTAAATACATATACGCATCACCGACATGGGAATGTTCATTCTTGTTTGGTTGATCTCTAAATCTTTCTGCTCCAGATACTTGAACTCGTTTGAAGTGATAACCACCACTCAATGCCTTACGCAATCTCTTACACTTACTGTCAATCAATAGACCTGGTTTACCATCAATCAATCTATTCATTGGCATTGCACCAGCTTCTCTTCTAACTTTAAAATCGTTAGTGGCAGTTGGTCTAGCAGTTAAACCTATAGACCTTAAATGATCGAATGCAGTCACTTCGTAAATCTCATCTCTCTTTTGTCCGGCTGGATCACCCCATACTAATACATCAAACTTTGGATACCTACTAGCTAATTCTGTTTTTAACATACTACCAAATCTTTCTAGGCCCATATCAAAAGTTACTAACTCATGTAATACTACCCACCTACCATTAGATAATCTTTGTCCAAAGATAGCTGCTGGAGTTAAACCAAAGTCAACACCTACTTGAATTGGTACAGATGGATCTGGTTCTAAATGTTCTTGAGACATAATGTTGTCATCGTATTCACTAATAATGGGTTTGCCTTCTTGGACATAAGTATAAAGGCCCTGGGCATAACATCTTATCCAATCAATATTCTTTCCAAGTAATGTTTGTTCATAGTAGCCAGTCGGTAAATTTTTTTTATTTTCTGCTTTAGGGTTTGCCATCCACCACTTCTTTGCACTATAGATAAATCCATTTGCTTCTGGGTTTTCTGGTAAATCATCTTTCATATATTCAATAACTGCACCTGGCTGCTTATAAAACTTCCATGCATAAGGACCAGACATTTTTTCTTTTTCTGATAATCGATACCACCAATGGTCATCATCCATTGGGTTCGTATCCATAATAATTCCTCTCCAAGGTTTTGCTCCTCCATCCGATAATGTGGGATAACGACCAACACGATGCGTTAGACCATCAATAACTGCTTTAGGTAATTCTCTGGCCTCGTTAACCCACGCACCAGTAAGTTCCATTGATAATAACTTCCTAACATCTTTGGGCTGGTCAAGGGCTAAGAATATTACTTCACAATCTATTCCTGGAGCTCCATCTCTAGGTGGTAACTTAATGTGATGCGTTAAGGGAGGGCTCCATCTAAATGG